AATAGAAGTGGCGCAGCAACCACAATCACAGTCACTCTAACAGCACTACAGATAGGAGAATAATAAAGATGGCAATTTTAAAGTCAGTCGTTGATGTAAATAACGGCAACACTGGTTGGACTAATTCTGACGTAACGGATGCATTGGAGACTGTGTTTGCTAACCTAGGATTCCATGGTGGTAGTGCTTCATCTGGTGTTCCTCAAAGGTGTGTTAGCCCAGGAGGTTCTAATATTTTTCATGAAAGTTGGAGACAAGCAGGTGGTCAAGCTGTTTGGAGACAAGCTAGGACAGATACTTACACAGCGATTTCTCAAGGAACATCTGCTTATAGGATGTTAAGAAATTGGTATGTATCAAACGGAGCATATTCTTTTTTCTCTAGTAGTGATAGCACTAATCCAAACGCAATTTATTTTGACAATCATACTTTTACCACAGGACAAGCACTTCATTGGGCTCCTGGTGGAGATAACGAAGACTTCAATGTTAATGGATTAACATTAGATACTGTTTACTATGTTATTGTTCAAGATAGTGATTACATTAAATTAGCAGCAAACGCTACAGATGCTGCTAATGGTACATTCATCACATTATCTGATGGTGGATGGTATCAAAATAGAGCTTCTAAGTCTAACTCTACATATAGTTTCAGAGATCAAAATGATGCTTCTTTTGACAACCGTACAATTGACATCCATCGCGGAGATACTTTAAGAATATTCTTATCAGACAGTTCTAATACTGGTAATGGAAATTTCTATTTCTGTTATGACACTGATGATTATGATGCTAACAAGCATGTTGTTGATTCTTGGTCAGGTCAGAGTGGTAGTTATACAACTGCTCCTACAGGAACTGGATCTGATACTGGCACTGCACTATGGGATACTTATGATTATATTCAGTCATTTACTGATCCTGTTGATAAAGAACTATTCTCTCCAACAGATACTCTTGGATCAAGAAAATATATTTACGCTAATGATACCAACTCTGGTATGAAGGGTGTAATTAATGTACTTCCGCAGATTACGAATCGCGGCAATGCCGTTTATTCTCCTTTCTGGGAGTATGAAGTTCCTGCTAGTGGTGGTAGATCTGCTCTAAAACTCAGAGTATATAGGTATCAAAGTAGTAGTGGCTCTTATTACGGTAGAATTGGTTGGGTTGAAATTTTAAATAAAGGAACTGGATGGACTAATAATGAATCTTTTACTATTCCTGGGACTGCAATTGGTGGTGTATCACCAGAAAATGATATCGTATTTGGAACAAGAACAAGTGGTGATACCACCACAGGTAATGGAATATCTTCTTTACAAACAACAAACTTAGGCGCTGGTTCTAATTTCTTTCAGAAATCAACTAATGGTAGATGGGCTGTTCTAAAGAATGTGAATGATGCTGCTAAGACATATGGAACTACTTACTATTCATTTGGAATTGATACAGATACAAATAACAGAATAGTTTTTAATTCTGGAAGTGCATATAATTGGTTGAATAAAGCAGGTGTTCAACAAAGCACTCAGGGTACTAATATGGGTGAATTTGTAGGACAACTTGGTTTGGACTACATGGAAAATTATAATTATCCATTGACATCCAGCAGCCTTACCTCTTATTGGACAAGTAGTTACATTGATTTCTGTAGTTCTTCTACTCCAACAGCATATCCTTTAGAGATTAGAGTCTATAGAGCACAGGCACCACAAGATACTAACTTTGCTATCATTCAGTTCTGTCAAACAATTAATAATATCGTTCAACCTTATGGTGCCTTTACAATTTACAAAGGTGCTACATTTGGATCTAATGTTTGGGACTTAGACCATGTTTATAATGGATCAATGATGATTTATAGCACAGGATCAAGATCTATGGTATTAAGTCATACTGTTCCTGGTGCTCGTTATGCATACTCTAACATGGATCGTCAAACAAATCACGAACCAGTTAGTGAATATTCTAGAGCAAGAGAAGCTTTTTATGGTTATCTAAGAGACCCAGATGATCCATCTATTTACATTACTAGTGAGTATAAGTGTAACATTGAGACAAATGCTGGAAGCACTGATGACATGTATCTGTACTATAGAAACAGTGTTTACGATCAGCATAATGGAAATTCTGTAGCATCAGGAGCAGACTACTATAAACCATTCAAAGGTTTGCCACTTAATGAGAGAATGGTTCCATGTCCATACTATCTACCAGATGATTTTGTGATGCTACAAGTAGCAACAACGCCTGGTCTGACACAATTTAGAACAGGTGATACTGTAACCATTGGTGGTACGGAGACATATGAAATCATCCGTGCTTCATATCAAACACAACAGAATGGTCTTGATGGTGTAGATAATAATTCTACAATTGGTATGTTGTTCTTAGCGAGGATTAGCTGATGGCATTAATCACACTTTCAGAAGCACCTGCTGCTCCTGTTGATTGTTTTGATGAAACCAAGTTGCAACCAAACACTGCTACTGGTTTCATCTCAACTGTTTTTTCTTCTATTGAAAGAGTAACTGGACCAGGAGAAGCACCTCAAAACTTTGATATTAATGACTTAGATTATTCTGGACCTCTAAACAATCAACCATATAGTAGGCGTCGTCCTCAACGTGGATTCCTTAGAGGTAGGAGACCATACTTCGGACTACTCTTCCCAAGAGGTTACTACAACAGATAACTAAATACATTAGAAGAGTAGTAGCATGTAAAAATGGCATTAGATTTTCCTGCATCGCCAAATATTAACGACACGTACACGTTTGGCGGTGTTACTTGGACTTGGGATGGAACAACCTGGAAAGTCTTAGGTAGATTTCAATTTACTTCGTCGGAAACTGATCCAATTTTTACGGCATCACCTGCTAATAATATTCTCAGTCAGAATATTACTAACTGGAACGATGCATACGGTTGGGGAGATCACTCAAGTGCTGGTTATTTGACATCAACAGGTTCTATTAATAGTCATAGTGATGTCACTATCGCAACTTTGCAAGATGGACAACTTCTCAAATATAGTGTTGCTAATGGTAGATGGGAAAATTGGACTCCCACATATCTAACTAGTTACACAGAAACTGATCCTGTATTCACTGCATCTGCTGCTGGAGGTATTACAGGAACAAACATTGCTAACTGGAACACTGCATATAACTGGGGAGATCATAGTGTTGCTGGATATTTAACTGCGGAAGCAGATACTCTTGCTACCGTAACTGGCAGAGGTGCAACAACCACAACTGATATTACAACTACTGGTAAAATTTATTACTCTAATAATTTTGCTGATTTAACTGCACTTAATAATGTAAATCCAACTACTTATCATGGCATGTTTGCTCATGTTCATGCAGAAGGTCATGGATACTTTGCACATGCTGGTGCCTGGACACAACTGTTAGATACTGGATCTGCTCTTGGTGATCTTGCAGATGTATCTGCTACTGCACCAAGCACAAATGATGTCCTAACTTGGACTGGTTCTACCTGGGCACCTGCAGCTCCTACTGGCGGTGGTGGTGGCGCTAGTGTTACTATCTCTGATACACCACCTGCTGCAACTGCTGGTGATCTATGGTGGGAGAGTGATACTGGTCGCCTTAAGATTTACTATCAGGATACTGATACAACACAGTGGGTTGATACATCACCACCACTAACACAAGATAGGATTGCATCCTCATCTGCTCCGTCGTCTGCTACAGACACTGGAACTCCTGGTGACATTAGATATGATTCTAACTATGTTTATATCTGTATCTCTAACAATACTTGGAAGAGAGCAGCACTTGCAACTTGGTAAATCTAAATAATACGGAAGGAGCATCTTAAGAAATGGCAATTAATTTTCCCTCAACAGCAGGGCAGGCAACTGACGGTTCGTATACCTATAATGTAGCGGGTATTATTTACGCATGGAATGGATCGTCATGGGAAGCAGCAGGCGCTGGTGCTAGTGCAACTGATAGAACTCTGTTCAGTGTCACTCAAAACTCTGTTGGAACTGCAGCTCTTTCTTATAATAATAACAGTGGTGTTTTTAGTTACACTCCCCCAGATCTTTCTAGTTATCTAACAACTGAAACTGATCCTGTATTCGGTGCATCTGCAGCTGCAGGTATTACTAGCACCAATATCACTAATTGGAATACTGCATATGGGTGGGGTAATCATGCTTCTGCTGGTTACTTAACTACATTGTCATTAAATGGTCTTTCTGATGTAACTATTGGATCACCACAAACAAATCAGGTTTTAACTTATAATGGATCTTCGTGGGTTAATCAAAGTCTTCCTGTAAGTCTTGCATCTAGACAGACTGCACAAGTAACACAGTCTGTTGCTAATGGTGCCTCGGTTGATGTCTCTATTTCAACTGCAAAAGGATTTGCATTGTATAGTATTGAAACATCACATGCTGCATGGGTAACACTTTATACATCAACTGCTGCTAGAACTGCTGACGCTAGTAGAGCTGAAACTACTGATCCTACTCCTGGATCTGGTGTTCTAGCAGAAGTTATAACCACAGGTTCTGCAACACAGTCAATTACTCCTGCTAGTATTTGTTTTAATTCTGCTGGTGTAGCTACAACTTATGCTAAGATTGTTAATAAGAGTGGATCCACAGCAAATATTTCTGTAACTCTCACTTTCCTAAAACTAGAGGCTTGATATGGATAGAGAATACATCGTAACTCTCCATAGCAAAGATGACTTGGAGCAGTTCTATAATGAGATGAAGTTGAATAACTTCTCTCTGGTGCTGAAGCGTCCTATTAGTAGGAACACTCATTATATGATGAATGAGGAACAGGCGGAGAGACTACGCCAAGATCCTAGAGTGTGGGGAGTTGAAAGGGTTGATACATTTGAAGTAAGACCACAAGCGGTCAACCAAGATTCTTACTCAATCAATGGTGAATTTTTTAAAGCTGCTCCTGGAGTTTATGGATACGATCCTACCTATCGTCAGTGGGGACAACTTCACTGTGCAGGAAACCAAGCACAAAGAAGAAAAAATAATTGGGGTGATGGATCTCCTCCTGGACCAGCAGGATCTGGTGGTGGTGATGGACAAGCGACAAGAGCTGTAAATGATACTGTAAATGTATTCAGTGATGGAAAACATGTAGATGTAATTATTGTTGATGACCCTGTATCATATGATTGTGAAGAATGGAAAAGTCCAACAACTAATCAGACAAGATTTGTTCAGTATCAGTGGTTCAATGAGTTGAATAGTGTTGTTGGTTCTATTGACGATGATAGTCAAACACTTCCAACAGGAACAATTACATATGATACTGCTGCTGTTAATCAAAGATATCACGGCATCCATGTAACTGGAACAGCATGTGGTAGACACTATGGATGGGCAACTGAAGCAAACATTTATAACATTGCCACTACTGCTACTTGGACTTCGGGACAGAGTATTGGTGCTCTTCTCATCTTTGATTACCTTAGAGCATTTCATCTAAACAAACAAGTTAATCCCGACACAGGAGTAAAAAATCCTACTATCACCAATCATAGTTATGGGGGAATTTTTACTCCCCTATCTATTTGGGAACATCAGGGATTATTTCAATGGGATATTCTAGAGTCAGTCACATTCAGAGGAACCACTTATAGTGCATCTAATCCTGGACCTAGTGGATGGAATAGAGATGGTGTAAGAAAAGATTTTCCAATACCAGCATTTGGTTCGGAAGTTTTTCCTGCTTGGTCTGCTGCTATTAATGCTGATGTTCAGGATGCTATTGATGATGGTGTAGTTATTATTGGTGCTGCGGGCAATGATAATATGCTGATGGCAGCAGAGGGAGATCAAGATTGGGATAATTATTTTACATTAAAAGATAACCAACAAACTAATAATACTAGTTCTTATTGGATGTGTAGAGGTGGTTGGCCAAACTCTCCTGACAGTGGTGCTATTAATGTTGGATCTTTATCTGATTTTGCCAACTTCAGAAGATCTGTTTTCACACAGTATGGTCCTGGAGTAGATGTGTTTTCCCCAGGTGATGATATTCTTTCAACATTTAACAGTCAAGGATTTAATGATAGTAAATATAGTGCTGGTAATTATTATTATCCAATCTCAGGAACTAGCATGGCATCACCACAAGTCTGTGGTATCATAGCGTGTGCTGCTTCTGGTAAAGATAGATTTACTCAAGAAGATGCTAGGAGATATTTACAGAGAACATCCTTTAGTGGTGACATGACATTTGATGCTAATGATTCTATTAATTTAGGAGGTTATAATATCTTTGCAAATGTATTATCTTCAAATAGCACTGGTGTATTCCACTTACAAAATATTAACACTAATTACACTGGTAGCGGACATACAATGTCAAATGGCAGTCCGCTAGTGAATAATACAAATCAACCAACTTTTTATATGGAAGTTGGTGATAGCATAGACATTTATGGTCAAAACAATAATGGTTTTGGATTTGATGAGTTGCAGACTCTTACATTACAAGCTACTATTTTATTGGATGGTCCTACCTACAGTGTAAAAACCAATTCAACAAATTTATATACTATATTAGATCCTGGTGGTACATATATAGGCACTCCACAACAACAACCACCAGATGATGTAAATGCATTTGTAGATAGAGTTGGAGCATTTAGTGGTTCTAATCAAACTTATACAGTTCAGGTTGGAGATAAATTTAGAGTATTGGATAATACTACAAATTTTGGAACTAACTTTAGTATTGAATTTAAGACATCTCTTGGTGGAAGTGCAGTAACAACAGGAACTGTAACTAGTGGAACAGATGGCAATGGTGATAATTGGTGGCAGTGGAACACTGCTGGTGTTGCACCTGGGACATATTATTATCAGAGTGGAACATCATCAGCTGCTGGTGCTATTGTTGTACAAGCAGCAGGAACATATGTTGATACCACTACTTATAACATGTGTGTAAAGAGTGCTTTGGGCGCTGGAACCGCCAACGAACTTCCTTTTGACGATCCAGTAAATAATTATGTCTATAGGGGTGCTGCAACAGCTGATAAGAATGGTGGAAATTTCGTTGCAATTAGAAGATTTGTGCCAGATACTCCTGGTACATACTATGTACAGTCTGATGTGCATCCAAATGCTTACATGACATTGGTTGTTTCTCAACCAGCAGTTGCTGGAACATTTGCTGACCAATCTTGTAGAAAAGATAGTCCTAATTTATATCTGATCGCAGAAAATCCTAGACAGCAAACAGGAAATATTTCTGAACAGATTGGATCTAGAAAAGCTTCTGGTCTAACATTCCCTAGACAAGCAGTATTCCATAGACCAGCACCAGCAGCAGCACCAAAAACATTTAACCTCAGTGTTACAAATAGTGGAGCAAGTTACTATGCATTCAATGGACAGGATAGATCAACTACTCATGTTGATGCACAGGATCCAGCGATCAATGTAAATGCAGGTGATACATTAGTATTTTCTTTTAGTATTTCTGGAAGTCACCCATTCTGGGTTAAAACTTCTGCTACAACAGGAACAGGAAATGGAGTTACAACTGGCACCATTACTAATAATGGACAACAATCATTGAACTTGACATGGAATACCACTGGAGTGACACCAGGAACATATTATTACATCTGTCAATTCCACTCAGGTATGTCTGGACAGATCATTATTTCATGAGGCATAAATAAACCTGAGCACTAGTATTTACTGGCAAGTTAAATGGCTGATCGTTTTCCGTTAATTGTTAACTCTGTATCCAAGAAGATTGAAGAACTGGTATCAGGTGACAATTTAGAACTTAGTGGCAATGGTATCATTGTTAGTGGGGACACTGGTGCTGGGAAGTATTTAAAAAGTGATGGAACACAAGTTCTTTGGGACTCTCCTGGAGATGTTTATCTAACACAAACTCAAACACTTGAGAATAAGACACTTGAAACTTGTGTTATTTCTGGTAGTCTTAATACCTTTAGTAACATTCCAAACATCGCTCTTATAAACTCATCTATCTCTATTAACGGAGCGAACATTAGTCTTGGTGGAACAGTTACAACACCAGACAACAACACCACATATTTTATCTCTGCACAAGATGGTCTTACCTCAAGTCAGAAAGTTTTAAGACTAACTTCTGGTGGTAATTCTGGTGCTGGTGTTGATGATGATGTAATTATTTCTGTTGGATCTCCTTCATCTGTACCTGCAGGATCTCAAGGTTTAACACTTTTCTTGGACAGAAGTGGAGAAGAACTAACTATCTCTGGTCATGTAGTAGATACTAATACTATTACTACTATCAATGCTCCTGGTGGATCTCCTACATCTGGAGCAATTTCTTTTGCAGCAACAAATGCTGCTTCCGTTTCTATGAGTGGAAGCACTGTTACAATTGATGCTATTGATACTGATACAAAAACTAAACTCCGTGCAGGTGCAGGTGGTACATTTGGACCAACAGATAACACCACTGGTAATTTTACTTTCCTAGATGGAACAGGAACTGTAGTAGCACAGGGCGTTGACGGCAATGGTGATGCTACAATTACATATACTTCTACTGATACTGTCACTAGAGTCCGAGGTGGTAGCACAGGAACTTATGTGCCATCTGCTTCTGGTACTGCTGCTACTGATATTTCTATTGAAGGTGGTAGTGGTGGTAATGTAACTGTATCTCAGTCTGGAAATACTATCTTAATTGACAGCACTGATACTAACACTGTAACTAAAGTTGGTAGTGATAATAATGGTAGTCCAATTGCTCCAGCACCAGGAGATTTTGTTTTCAAGCAAGCTGGTGCTACAACAATTACTCAAACTACAAATAATAGTGGACAAATTGAGATTACATTTGACTCTTTAAATAGTGATACTGGTGCTAGTCTTGCCGCTGGATCTAATGGTGGTCTAATCTTACAAGGAACAAACTTTAGACTGAAGAACTATAACAATCTTAGTGGAAACACTTTGATGAAATGGGACAACGGTAATAGTCAGTTATCTGATAGTATTATTACAGATGACGGAACTACAGTAACCATTGATGGGGACTTGGTTGTAGAGGGCACACAAACTATTTTCAATACTAGTGTTCTTCAAGTAGAAGATAATATTATTGAATTGAGAAAAGGTGTGAGTATTTCTGGTGCTGATGGTGGTATTCAAGTTAATAGAACTACAGATGCATCTAGTATTGTTACAGCATATCAACAACTTCAGTGGCATGAGAGTGGTGGATACTGGAGATCTTGGGATGGATCTGTTGAGAATAGATTTGTAACAGAAACAGAGACTCAAGTTCTTACAAACAAAACTTTAACCAATCCAACATTTACAACACCAACACTAGGTGCTGCTACAGCAACTTCTGTTAATGGACTAGAGATTGCTACTACTGCATCTGCAACTCTTGATATTCAATCTGGCAAAACAGTAGATATTAATAACGATCTAACATTTACATCTGACAATGCTACGGGAAATGTTAATGTAAACTTTAGAGTTGGTGGAGATGTTGCTTACAAATCAGACACACTTGCATCATTTGCTTCTACTACAGCAACTCAGTTAAGAACACTTATCTCTGGTACTACAGGTACAGATGATCTTGTGTTCCAAACAAATCCAGTTATTTTAACTGGTCTTACTACAACTTCTACTGGTTTTGCTCTTATTAATTCTGGTGCTCAGTCTATTCAGTTTGGTGGTGCTGCAACTTTAATTGAGATTGGTAATACATCTGGTGTTACTAATGTCAGTGGTGACCTAACAGTAGAAAAAGATCTGACAGTTGGTGGTGCTAATACTGATTTACTTACATGTAATGCTAGACTTGATGTTGCTAATTCTGATATTCTAATCAGAGGTGGATCAGCTGATCCAATGACAATTGGTAGAGGAACTAGTGCCGTTGCTAGCAATACTGCAGTCGGTAAACAAGCACTGCTATCAGTCGTTTCTGGATCTCAGAATACTGCTGTTGGATATGAGACTTTATTAACAGTAAATTCGGGTGCTGGTAATACTGGTTACGGTTTCCAAGTATTAAGATCTACTGGAGTGGGAGCGGGCAACACAGCGATGGGTCGCTCTACAATGCTCAATAATCTTTCTGGAGATAACAATACAGCTATTGGTGCTAACTCATTAGAAACAAATACTATAGGAGATGCCAATGTTTGCATCGGATATTATGCTGGATACAACGTTACTGGTTCTGGTAATGTTCTGATTGGTCCTTCTGATAGTGGGAACCCAATCAATGACGCTACATATTCTCCACCAAATGCTGGTGGTGATAGACAACTAGTTATTGGATCTGGTACTGAGTATTGGGTCAAGGGTGATTCTAACTTTGATGTTACTGTTAGCAATGATCTAACAGTTAATAGCACTCTTACAGTTAAGGGTGATTTAGTTGTCAATGGAACTACAACTACTGTAAAATCTAACGTTGTTGAAATTGCAGATAAAAATATTGAACTTGCAAAGGTTGTAAGTACAACATTTACTTGTACAACTGCTGATGGTTCTGCAAATATTTCATCTATCTCTCCAACCCTAGGATTAATTCCTGGTATGGTTGTTACATCTAATACAGGTGGTGTTAGTGTTCCTAACAACACAACAATCGTATCTATCAGTGGAAACACTGCTGTACTTTCTAATAATGTAAGTGGTACTGGTACACCAACATTCAGTGCTATCGGTCCTTCTGATACCGCAGCTGATGGTGGTGGTATTATTCTTGCTGGTAATACACAACACACTTTCTTGTGGTCTAATGATAATGATGCTTGGCAGTCTTCTGAGGACATGGAGGTTGCTAACGGTAAGACTTATAACATCATTGACGGTTCTGGAAATGCTCGTGAAATGCTGAGTCTGACTCAGATTGGACCTACTGCTGGCACTGGTGTTGTTGCTGGTCTTGGAACTGGTGTTACTAGTTCTTCTCTAACTTCCGTTGGTACATTAACTGCTCTAACAGTATCTGGTAATGTTGATTTAACTGGTACTGGATATCTACAACTACCTTCTGGTACTGATGCTGAGCGTCCTGGTTCACCAGCGGAAGGTATGCTACGTTGGAATGATACTTCTAATGTATTTGAAGGATACGATGGTAATGTCTGGGGTAAGATTGGTGGCGGTGCTGCTGTTCAATCCGCTGCTCCTTCTTCTGCTAACCCTGGAGACCTTTGGTATGACACAGACGACGGACGCATGTTCGTGTACTATACTGATGCCAATAGTTCTCAGTGGGTTGATGCTTCACCAAACGGAGTTCCAACTGATCTAACTGTTGATGGAAATGCAACTATTGCTGACAAATTGGGTGTTGGTGGAATTGGTGTTCCTACTATGGCACCATTCGCCGCTACAACAGCATCTGGTACTTCAATTGCTGCTATTAAAGATAATACTGGTGCTTCAATTAGTCTTGGTGGAGCAACTCAACCTAGAGTATTGATGGAAGCAGGTGCTAGTGCTAGTGAATTTAAGTTATATACTGCTAGTGGTAGCACTTATGGTAGTGCTGGTTGGCAAGTAAAACTTCAAGTATTATCTACTGGAGCTGTGGTTCCTGGTGGAGATAATACACAAGATCTTGGTACGGCATCTGCTCGCTGGGCAAACATCTACTCTGCTGACCTTCAACTATCTAACGAGGGTGGTGCTAATGATGTTGATGGAACCTGGGGTCAATACACAATTCAAGAGGGTGAGGAAGACCTGTTCCTAATAAATAGAAGAAACGGTAAGAAGTACAAGTTTAATCTTACAGAGGTTCAGTAGATGCCAATTTACACAGGTAATAAATCAACCGCAACATATGTCCAAAGTAATTTTGGCGGAACTGTTGGAGATACAACGGACATTGGAACATGGCAAGTAGAAAATGGCGCTCACTCCATGAGAGTTAGTGTTGTTGCATCTATTTCAGGACACTCTGTATGTAAAAACTACGAAATCTCAGTACAATTCAATCAGACAGGATCTTCTTTTCAAAGAGTTTTACCAGTGTCTGCCTCTGGATCATATAGTGGTAATGATTTTGAGTTAGAAGCACAAGCTAATGGTCTGGCGCTTGTACTGAGATTGATTAAAACTGGTGGAACCACTGCTGGTAATTATCAAGTTACTGTAGATTATTATTGTTATGGATTAACTGGATATTCTTTTACTGAAGCTACCTCTACTGGTTCGGGTGTAACACCAGCAACTAATACTCTTACTGGAACTGGTGTACAAACTACAGATCAAGGTAGGGTTATATCAACTAGTAAACATAAACCAGGATTTTATGCTAGGGGTCTATCAAACCCAGCGACAAGTGGATATGCTAATAACATACCAAACCAATTAGTATTTACTAATGAAGAGCATGATAATGGTGACGATTATAATAATTCAACTGGAATATTTACTGTCCCTGTAGCAGGATTATATTTCTTTAGTTACCATATCTTAATTGATAATGATTCTTCTTCTACTGAAGTTACTAGGGCAGAAGTTAGGAAGAATGGATCTTCTACATTTATTATTGCTTACGGTCAAGAAGACAACACAACCAACTCACAATATAGTGAACATATGTCTGCTTCTGGTGTAGTTCAATGTAGTGCTGGAGATACAATTGAGGTTTTTTGTACTAATGGAAGACCCCATGTCGGATCTGAAACTGGATTTACAGGATTCTTGATCGGTTGATAAATAGATCTGGAGACACCAGACTAAAAGCAAATGGCAATTGATTTTCCCGCATCCCCCAACGCAAATCAGACATTCACTGTGGGATCTATCACATACAAGTGGGATGGAGCTAAGTGGATTGGTCTAGGTGTTACTCCCGCAGATAGATTGGTTGAGGGTAGCAATAGTTTAGAGTTAGATGCCAACAATGACTTGGTTTACACTGCTCCTGGCACACTCAAGGTAAATTCTGCTGATGCTGCTGGATATATTGCTGAGTTCAACCAGACTAATGCTAGTAACTCGGGACAAATCCTAATCAATTCTCCTACTGATGGTAATAGCAGACCATCTCTAATGGATTTTGCTAGAGGTGGAACAGTAAAATTCAGTGTTGGCATGGGGTATAATGATGCCAATAATGGATTTTTGATATCTGCTGGTGGAAGTTTAGCATCTAATATTACCAATGCTGTATTCCGAATTACTCCAGATGGTAAAACTGGTATCGGAAACTATGCTGCCAACGGAACCGAAGTTCCAACATCATTATTACATGTAAATACTAATTGGGACAATGGAGATGTTCCGATGGTTCATTTCAAAGGTGCCAACAACGAAGCACCACAGTCTGGAACTGAGAATATTTCTTTCCAAATTTCTGATGAGAACTCCAATGTTCTTCATAAGGTATGGAACACTGGCGGTGGAAATAATGATTTTGGTTATGTAAGTTATTCTGGCGACATGGCAGTTGGTGCTAATTTTACGCCAGATTCCGCTTTAGAGGTAAGAGATAGTGCTGCTACAGGTGTAATTATTCGTTGTACTAATACACAAACAACAGATAGTAATAAAGCACTAAGAATTAGAAACAATAGTGGCTCTAATACTTTTTCTATAAGTCATAAAGGACTTATTTCTGTAAATGGAGCAGATGGAACTAGTGCTGATACTGCATTGTTCCGAAACACTACATCTGGTGGTAATAACAGAGTTCGTATTAACACAGTTGCTAATGGTGGTGGTCATCCATATATGAAGTTTGATGCTGGTGGATCCAACATGGTTGTTGGTGAGTATTACCAAGGCACTACAAGCAATCAATTAGTTTTAGGTGTTGGTGAAGATCCAACTGATACAAAAGGTATTACTATTAATGGTCTTGCTCAGGTTGTTATTGGCGATTACAGTATGAACTCTGAAATACTCAGAGTTAAGGGTGGAGAAGCAGACATTTGGTTGGACAGTTCTACAAGTGGTATTTGGAGAATACTGGGGTCTACTGGTGGTAACACTCATATGTTTAGGGTCTATGACAATACCAATAGTGCTGATAGATTGAATATTAATGCTAGTGGCAGAGTCAGACTTCCTGGTATTGTTGGTGTTGCTGGTAGTAATCTTGTCAATGTTTCAGTAGAAGCTGATGGTAATTTGTGTACTACAACTTCTATCCGCGCAGCAAAGACAAACATATCTCCACTAGCAGATACTTCATGGTTGTTTGATCTAAACCCTGTAACGTTTAACTGGAGAACGAAGACGGAGAGCGAGGATGGAACACTTACTTGGGGTGAAGAAGCAGATGGTGGTACTCAGTATGGACTTATTGCTGAGGAAGTAGAAGAAGTTAAGGATGATTTCTGTTACTATAATAATGATGGTGAGTTATCTGGTGTACATTATGACAGACTAGTTGCTCCTTTACTTAAGGTAGTGCAGCAACAGAAGGAAGAGATTGAAGCACTCAAAGCAAGATTGGATGCAGGTGGTCTTTGATAAATAGAGTTGCCTAACTTTAACAACATGACTGAAACAAAACCAGTCGTAGTTGAAGAGAAGGATAACGATGAAGATAAAAGTGAAGTTCTTGGTAATCTGGTGAAAGTTGTAGTCCTTATCTGGTCTGCATCCCTTCTTACATTCAGCTACGTTCGCTTGCCCAACGGTCAAAAGATTTTAGATTTTGATCCCACCTTCATCGCCAGCGTGTTTTCTGGATCCTTAGCTGCGTTCGGATTGTCTCCTGCCAAGAACGGATCTGCTCCTAAGAAAGCACCATCTATCGGTAAAAAGGAAGAACAAAATGCAAAAGATAATTAATGTACTCGCAGTCCTGTCGTTTATTGGAACAGCAGGCATCGTCGGTGGCGGCACTTATGTTTACCTAAACAGAGAAGCAATCACTGAAAACGTAAAAGAAAAGGTAGCTAAAGCAGCAGCAGAAGCGATTGCTGGTGCTCTCCCTGGTATGGTTGATGCTGCTGTACCTGAGTTACCTGAGGCAACTGGTCCTGCTATTCCAACATTACCATGAGTATATTCAACCACGAGAAAGAAGATTCTATCGCTCCAACATCACAATCTAAGAAACCCTCAGGATTTAGAATAATTATCACCACTGCTGGTGCATTATTTGCTATCTCTCACATAGGTTTGTTGGGTTATTTGATTGACAGGAAGGCGGAACCACCGTCAGCTCCTACGATTAATCTTCCTCGTGGTCCTTACTCGTCTTATAAAATTAAAGCAGGTAAGGATGGATATGAAATTGAATATCGTGCAAACGATCCTAAAGTATTAGAGTCCGAAAGATCTCTTGATCTTGATAAAGATAAGAGAGGTTTCTTTGGTGGAGGATCTGAGAAGCGAACTGAGTATCGTCGCGATCAATACACTATGGATGGCACCCGTAATATGGGAGGTGTCGTCTCAGACGAAGAGGGAAAGTCTGCAAAAGAAGTAGAGTGTTTGATCGCGGACGCTGGAGCACGATCACAAGGTGCAATGGCAGGTAGTGCTATCGCTGCTGGTGTTGCTGTTCCTGCTGTTGCTAGTATTCCTTATGTTGGATGGTTAGCAGGTGGTTGGGCACTTCTCCTAGGACAGAAAGCAGGTTCAGAACTCGGTTCACAAGTCGGTGAAGTATTTAATGATTGCTAATGGACATACCTGATATTCAAATCAAGGGAGGGGATATTGATATTATTCAAATCCCCTTTACCCCTGATTATTTGTTAGAACCACCTCAAGCATTACAAGTTCCAGTTCCTGTCACAACACAGATCGGTGTGCCCATTGTGGACATCCCTGGTTGTGTTGAGGCACATGAGGTGGACGAAAATAATATGCTGGAAAGTGATGACCCAAAAGGCGTCAAGGTATATTGTGATGGTCAACAACCATCGTTCAATCCTATTGATTACAATGCAAATGATCTGGAGTTTTCAGGAGAGGCACAGGTGCCCCCTGTGAAGGCACCAGAGGCACCAGAGACAAAGACACCTGAAGTACCAAAGAAGGTCACTACAGCGGAAATAAAGTGCCCTACAGAAGTGCAGAGAATAGAAGCACCTGTGGGAACATTAACTGATTCTGGTAAGAAAAAGATTGTAGAGTATAGAGTCGTTGAGAAGCAGTGTGTTGCAATCAAAGAGGATTTGCAGATTATTGATCAGGTTGTTAAAGCAGTTCCATCTTTAGGACAGGTTACAACTACAGCAAGTATCACTATCATTGCAACTGCTGCAGCAACTGCAACACCATTCTTATTGAAGGCAGTTAAACCAATCGTCAAACAGATAATTAAAAAGATTAAGAAGGCACTAGGAAAAGAACCTCCTAAGTTATCTCAGAG